ATTGCATGTCTATACCTCCTTATCCCTAGAGTGGATCGTAAATAAAGTCTACAATTACGTTATCTAACTCACCAATAACAGTTTTATCTTCTTTGTAAACTCCGTTTAGACCTTGATTTAAAATTGCACTACCCTTTTGAAATGCAGCAATGTAAGTCTCATTAGCTTCATTATATCCATTCCAATAGGTTTTATAAGCATCAGAAGTTGGGTCAGTAGGCTCTTCTCCTAATGCAGCGATAGCAGCTTCAAGAGCCACCTTAGCCTCTTTGATAATCTTTTCGCCTTCTTGTTTTTTACTTTCTGATTCTTTCTCGTCTTTGATATAAACTGTAGGACGAACGAATTTCATACTTGTAATAACAATATCTTCATCAAGCTCATAAATACCAGTGCGGCCGATCATGATAGTCTTGCTAGCATTCATGAGAACTTGCGCTCCGGGTGGAGCCTGAATACCAACTTTGGTAAACTATTTGGCACTAGAAGCACTTACAATGTCATTGTAAATATCAATTCCAGAGGAAATATAATGTTTTCCATCGCCAGTGCTACTTGTATCTACTACACGATAGTAGATTTGTCCAATAGCAGACATCGCCCTCTCCTCCTTATACTCGTGTTAAAACTTCTGTCGCAGTAATACTCATAGTGCCATTATAAGTGAGAGGTAAAGAATATTGGGTAATCTAATAGTTACCATAGATATTGCTATCTTTATCTTCAACCCTAATTATATTATTAGGCTCTATATAATATTTCGGCAAACAGGTTAAAGAAATAGTAGTATTATAACATAAGTTCTAATACATCATTTCTCGAATTTGGTCAAAGCAACTAGTTCCAGTGGTGCTTATTGAGAACATATCATAGTATTCATTGGTTAGAATAAAGAATCTCTAACCAATCCCTTGATATTTAACAATCAAGTCCTAATCTAATCCTTCAATAAATACAACATCAGGAACTTCGCTATTATATACGGTTTTTATGTCATTATTATTAACGACTTTAGTCCTACGGCCAATATTCTTAATAGAATACTTACCAAGAGCAGAACTAGTATCTATAAAATCTAGCCAGAAGTTAATAGAACCTGGATCATTAAATACATCAGGATTCCAATGATTCGTAGTATCCCAGTTCTTGTTCATTGGATTATATAGATTACGCCACTCCGCAATTAACTCTGAATCATAATAGTTATCATAGACACTATTAGATACCTAAGCATTAAGAGCACGACGGTATAGCTCTTCTCTCCACTCATCGCATGGAGTACCTACTAAGGTAACTGTATAGTCATCTACACTATAATCATCAAGAGTATTAAAATCATAGCGAACAATAAGATTAGATTTTTTATCCTTTACTTCCCACATATTCTACATAGCTAGATCAATATCTGGTTTATCATCAATAGCAAGATGATAACGGATAGATACCTCTACGCCGGTTGAAGTCTTACGCTTGCCCCAAACATAAAAGTCATTCTTCACATTATCATACTTAGGATTGCGGGTAATCGCGGTTGTCGTGTCAAGATCGGTAAGCGAGTATAAAAACTTTGCATTATTATATGACCGTACATAATCTTCTGGACTTAACTCTAATAAAGGACTACCGGTATTGAGATAATTCTTAATCTCTTGAAATACGAATTTACCATCTATATTATAGAAATATTCATAATTGCCGAGAGTGCTAACAATCTTGTCTAATAGAGTTACTACCGTATCTCCCGCATTTAATACCAACTCTCCGGGATAAGTAAAGTCAGTATATTTATATCCAGCATCTTGTCCATAACTAAACATATGCGGATAATCTTCTTGCGCTTCAAAACTCAAACTCTAATAGTCATTGGAGAAATATACTGGCTTGTCTCCCATATATCTTACTAACATCTTAATCTCTTCATCAATGTCAGTAATAATAATATTCTCAATAGCTTCTCCGCCCCAATGATTTACCGCTTCGTAGATAATTTGGAAAATAGTAGGATATTGAATCTCTACATCTCCATTATCAAGCTAAACAAGACTCTCATGGAAGGTTACTGACGCTGGTAAGGTGCCACCCGCGGTTCCGTCTAATAGACACATCTTATCTTTACCGGTGATAGAAATATTCCAACCACTAGTAGAGCGACTAATATTAGCAGAGGATAAAACAAATAAGCCGCAAGGAAACCAAATAATATCTCCATAGTTCTTATAAGACTTTAATGGATTATCATAACCAATTAAAACTTTAATCTTCTTGTTAATAGAAATCTCATTATCAATATCCTCAAGATTACTATTATCAATAGAAGCAAGCATAGTAAGGTTAATGGTTCTTCTAATTGCGGAAGAACCATTAACGCTCAAGTTACCACTAGTGATAGAACCCTAAATCTCTTTAATGGGTTCTTCATCCTTAAAAGAAAGGAGGATAATCTTTGCATACTATACTCGCATATGCAACTTATCTAACTAGGTTAGAAAATCCATGTCATTAAGATACTCAAACATGAATATTAACTCCTTTCTTTGCTATACTTCATTGTTGTTTGCGCGGTTAAACACTTGTAGTTAATAACCGCGAATTGAGGTTTCTATAAAGCGATATACTTAATCATACCATCCATCGGGCTAAGGGTATATCGGCCCGTTGGACCAAGCATGACTGGATGTTTATCGCTACCATCTTTCTTTTGACCAATATATAAAATAGTCTGTGGGTCTGCTTCAATGTCGAAGGAAGTAATATCAGAGAAAGAATAATAAATAATTCCATTCGTCCATTTACCATCTTCGTCTTGCTCAAATCCACCTTGAATATTATAAATAAACTCTACTTGCTTGCGAGTTTCTTCTTCTATAATATCATATAGATTGACAGTCTTATAGACATTATAATTTGTATTATCTACTAAGATACGACCTAGCTTATCTTCCTCCACAGTTGAATCGCTATAGATGCGATATGGAGTCTCGCCAGGCCCATAGTAATACTTATAATTCTTCAAGACTTTATCAGTTCCGCTAAAGATGCCAGAAATCTGACCCCAAATACGAGAAGTATCAATAGATTCTACTTCGCCAACTTCATCGTTTCTTTCTCTTGTTAAAGAGCAGACATAATTCACAATAATAGGATATTTAACAGATTTCATACTTAAAGAGCTAACACCCTCTCTGACGCTATATAACCTATTTGGCGCAACTATAATATCTGTTCCATTAACAGTAAGTTTAACCGCAGAAGATGGAGCATTACCGGCGGCTTCTTTTAGAGCCGCCCAACGAGTGAGTTCAGCCTCTGTCTCTTTAGTATCTTCTCCAGCTTGCTCTTGTTCAGCTTTCTTTGCTTCTAACTCGTAAATCTTGCCATCAAAGTCTATGGTTGGATATCTCTCAATCCAAAAAGAATCAACACTAACAAGAGATAGTTTATATCGACCATCACCAACTGCAATTTCTTCCTATTGCTTAATTAAAGCATAGATATCATTCCCGTCAGGGCATTCTGAATAAATACCACTGATTTGACCAAATGCAGATTGCTTTTCAGTAGATACTTCATTAGTGAAAACTCCAATATCGGTAATGCCAATCTCATTAAGATTTTCGAGCGTATTCTCTAGAACCTCATAAGCAGTAGCAGAGAACTCAAAAATCATACGTCCTAGAGATGCATTAGGCGTCATTGATACATTCATTAAACCAATAATAATATTTCCCTCAGTAGGAGATTTATAGAGTTTATAGGTAAAGTCATTAAGGAACTATTCCGCTTTCTCTCTAAACTTGCGCTCTACAAAGATATTATCATCAGTAATATTAGTATCAATAGCAAGATAAGAAGGAATAGCAACCTCTCCTCTTGTTGCTGTTGATACACTAAACTTATCTTTAGGGATTACTAATTCATTATTATAATAATAACCATCTGCTCCCAAAGTAAAGAAAGTCTAGTCTTCATCCATCTAAAAGCTAATTAAACCACTAATTGGAAACTCGGCATAATAAGCATAACCGTTCTTCGTTAAATGCGGGAACTGGTCTCCGAGGGTATCTTGCTTGCTTGCTAGTACCGTATGCTTAAAACTACTGAGCTTTTGGTTATATTTTAAGCGCAACTGTACTCCATCTCTATAGAGATAAGAGTATTCAAAATCAACACTTCTCGCTGGAATAGGAGAGCCACTTTCTTGCAGAGGTGCACTCCGCAATCCTTGAGAGTTTTGATACTAGAAAGCATACTTATATTTGATACCACTCTCGATAATAAAATCTGTATAAATCAAACTATCATTAAGAGTTTCTTCAAAGTAATTAAAATACTTTAAATCCTCATATACTTGATAATTACTCTCCTCAGATGCGCGAGTAAGTACATAACATCCAGTTAATGGATTCTTTGCAGTTAGATAAACTCGCATACAACCGTTTTCACGACAATAGACATCTGTATCATCTACACGCATTGTTACGCCTTCTAATACTTCTAAATATACTTTAACAGCTTGGAAGTCATAGAATACTCTTGCTTCATATCCATTCCGCGTTACAATAGAAAAATAAACTTTATAAGACTCGTTATTTGTCAACATAGTCTTAAACCGATAAGAGTTATTCTTACCGCTAACTGCTTGAATCCAATCTGATGACTCGATTAAATCTGTTCCAGTTTCATCATATAGATCAAACTTATATTTCTCCAACGGTTCCTCAGAAGCATTATCAATATAATCTCCTACAAATAATGGAGTTAAACTAGCCTCTGTCTACCTACTAGCAATAACATCTGTTCTTAAAGTACCGGCATTCTCGATATAAATTTCTGGTTGCGCAATAGCTTTAATAACCATGACGGTAGACCACTCAGAGAAAGTCTGATTGTTAATCTATTCTTTCTTCCATGCAGCAAAAGAACTTAAGTCAGTAGGAAAACTAGTAGATCCAAAGCGTAACTGAATCTTATAACACACGCCCGGTGACCAAGATTTCCGCAAATCCGCAGTTAGGATTTTAATTCCATAAGGGCTAGACTCTTTAGTCAAATCCACATTTTTATAGATAATATTATCTGGGTATTTCGAAGTATTTACAATGCTAGAATTTGAGCGCTATTCAACTACTCGAATTTGAATATGTTTAATAGTCTCGGCACTTGTCACCTTCTATAGAGTATATTTGATTTCATAGTCCGGCGTAGTGGCTAAAAATGCAGGCTATGTACTCTATAAAGTAGGCGGATAAATACTAATTGGCATATTCCGCGCCTCCTTTTTCTCTAACTCTATATATTATAAAAATTGCTTTGGTTAAGATAATTAAATCCGTCCAAGCAAAAAGAAAAGAGGAAGAGACTTAAACCTCTTCCTCTATCATAAACTCAAGAGCTTCTGCGATACCAACAGAGATATTCAAGTTCTCAATATCTGACATTTTAACTTTAACAATAGGAACATCAACTTCTGTTTCCGCAATCGCAGTTAACTCCTAATTAACTGTATCTATTTGCTATTCAGGAATACTGTATCCACCCTCGACTTCTACTCCATAAGTTGCGGCAACTGATTGACGAGCAAAATCAATATCTTCAACAATAGGAGTTAAAAGCTTAATATTTCTAACAATAGCAAATGATACCTTCGCGGGAAGCTTGGTTTCCAGATCGGAAGCCAAGCTTGTTAACCCACGGTACATCGTGACAATATCTTTATTTAACATGGTTATCTCCTTTGGCTCATGCATTAACCGCAGTCTATAATGCAATAAATACGCTAGCAGTAATAAGTGTACCGGTAGTTCTATCTGTGTGCGCTGTCACTTGGCTTACGCCAAGTGCTCTGGCTAAAATATTATATTTAGCGGCTGTTACTAATTCACCAGAGCTAACCTCCGCATCGCTATAATTAGCTCCGCCAGATTGATTCTCCCAATTTTTTCGCTATTTCACTCTAGCAACTAAGGTATTCCACTTATTAGCTGAAAGCCCACCAGACACCTAAATAATTTTATCAGTAGCTACGCCACTACCCCATGAAAACTCAGCTGGTTTTGTATAAAATACTAAAGTATCAGACGCAGAACCTAAATTCTTACTACTAGCAGAGCTATATGTTGTTCTCGGACCCGATTCATTCCAATCGCTCCACTCTCCATACTTAGTAGTAGTATTTCCTTTATCATCTTTTACTGTTGTTTTAGTACGAGTTCGAGTGCGTGTATAAACTTCTTTTTTTTGTTTTGCACTTCTTGTAGCTGATAGCCTTCCTGTGACACTACCTCTCGATCCTGCTGTCATTCCACCAATGGTGATGGTTCCAGTCTTAACAGAACTAGAACCACCATTGCCACCACTAAAACTCCAATGCCAAGTAGTAGTACAACCAGCAACATCATAAACTACCTAAGTGATGGTTTTCTACTGAACTTGTCTAGTATCAGTGCTTGTTATAGTAGACCATCCAGAACTGTGTTCAGGTTCATTGGCAGGGATATACCACCCACTTCCATCATAACTAATTCGCACACTAGAACGACTTGCACTGACAAAAGTAAGAGAAGCACTCGGCATTATTTATCCCTCCTTAAGCAAATCTTGCATAAATACCAGACTGATTAGCTGCTGACACTGTGCAAGTAAGTCTATTACCATTTAAGATAATATAATTCGCAGCGCGTAGAGCTACGTTACCATTGCCATCTGTCGCTTGAATAATAACGCTTCCACTACCGCCAGTTGCCTATAATCCAAAGTTATAAGTAGTACCTTGGCTATCTTCTCCTTCGACCAAACCAACTCTACCTAGTCTAGTATAAATGTTACCATCACTTTGTAAAATAGTGCCACTAGCAGAAATTGAATCTTCTCCAATCGTCCACCCACCGATATTACCACCATCACAGTTAAGGTCATCACAAACAATTCGACCACTAGAATATAGATAAGTACTTCCGCCTCGTAGAGAACTACTACTAATAGTCCATCCACCGATCTCACCATTATCACATTCAAGTCTATCTGCGGTAATATTACCACGTACTTCTGCATTCTTACAAGAGAGTTTTCCGCCATTAGTAACATAGAAGTAGGTACCACTATTGCTAAAATCTGGAGTATCACCTGGCTTGCCAGTATTTGCACCAGACCAAAATACATAAGAACCAGAGCTAGCCATACCAATTTTATTGTTATTACTAGAGAGAGATTTACTCTTAAGAGTCCATCCGCCAATATTACCTTCCTTAGCGTAGAGAGAACCTTTTTTAGAAACTGCAAAATAGCTATCTTTTGCAGAAGTTGAACTTGTAGCACCAGCCCAAATAGCAAACTCTTCATCCTTATCACTATTTAGTTCTACTCTTGTTGCTCCACTTCCGCTATATAATTTATTCTTCTCGATAGTCCAACCATCATTGCTATTTCTGCTAGTACAACCAATCTTACCAGACTGAGCAAAAATCTAACCTTCAATAGTCGCAGAGGTTGCTTTTAAAGCACCATTATATGTAACTTCAAAAACTCCTCCACCTATCTTGATTGCAGTAGTATTATTGCCAGGATTAAGATCGGCAAAATTGATAGTCATACCAGTGGAATTATTTCCTCCACCGCCACCTTTAATAGAACCAGACTTACCATTAATCTCAATGCGGCCGCCTCCGCTAGAAGCTCCGAAGAACGCGGTACCGTCTTCCATTAAACCGAAAGTATTAACGCCCTCCTGATAGCCATATAAACCCACTTTATCTTGGCCACTATCTTTACCCATGACTACGCCAGTAAATCTATTTTGACTATCTTTTGTTCCTGCACCAACCTGTGGAGCGAATACATATTCTCCATCGCCAGTATCAAGAGCTGTTCCATCCCAACCGTTGATAGCTTCATTACCATAAGTATCAAGATACATGATAATTGGATGAATTAATCTATCATTACTATTTGGAATAGCAAGATTTAATACACCGATATTGCTCTAATCATTATCCTTAATATTCTCAAAGATAAAGCTAGAAGCTGGTTCTAAATACTTTTTACCATTGTCTGTTTTAATAGTAAGAATATTGGTGTTTAATGAGGTAATGTTATCATTATAAGCTACGTCATTATAATAGAAGTTAATATCGCTACTATAGAAAGATGGGGTTAAACCAGAAGAATTATATTTGATATAAGACGGAATAGTATCAATATCAATAGCACTCGCCAAGGTAGAACCAACGATAACATCAAGAGGATAAGAAGCGTAGATATCAACTGAGCTATTATCATCTTTAATAGTAACTTGAACTCTCACATAGAAAGCTAACTCTGCATTAGGGGTATCCGCGGAAATCGCAGGTATACCGCGTACCAAAACTCGATCAACGGAGTCAGTAACTACTTCTTTGTTCTCTACTGTAACGTTCGTTCCCTACCACTTATAGGTAATAGAATACTTACTATTACCGTTAATCAATTCTCCGTCTTTATAAACATAACAACGAACTCTAATATCATTAGTCCATCCATTATTATATCTTAAAGGCTGTAGTCCACTTAACTTTACACCGTCTGAATTGCATGGACGAATCGCGGTAATATAAGTAGTACCATTGGTTCCCTAGTCGCCATCTTTCAAACAAAGAATCTCTTTATTAAATAGATAAATAGATTCTGTAATCGTTCTTATTTTTACAATAACTGTATTATTACTGAAATTAACTCTATACTTCTACTTAATATTGTAGTGTAAAATATTATATTTGTCAACCCAAATATTCTCAAGCATGGAGTTATCCGGACTATAAGCAAGCTCTTTAGAGGTGGGAATTTCGTACTCTTTATTATTCGCATCTTTCATTAACCAAGACACGAAGTAAGAGGTTCCGAATCCTTCCTTCCATGCTAAATTAACCTATAGAGTTCTTTCTTTCTCTGCATCTTCAATAGAAATATCGCCATTAGCATCATATCTAAAGGAATCTTCACCGATATAACTAATAGTTACATCGTCTTCGCTTTCGCTATTCACAATAGTATGTTCTAAAGTTCCGATAAACTATCCTGCAGAATTATACACCATGCAATAGAAAGTCACAGAACTGTATTGCAAATAAGAACTTACGACAATCTCGGACTTCTTTTCTCCTTCCGGCACAGAGCTGTAACTATCATCTGGATAAGACAAATACCAATCTCCCACCAAAGACTCACTATCAGCATTATTTCTAATCTGTAGTTTAATATCAGCTCCGTCAGTAACTTGCTCAATAGAATAATCATAACTTGCATTACGATTCCATATAGCGATTTCCGCAGTTAGAGTAATACTATCATTATAAACGACTACTAACTTATACTTCTATTGATATAAAATATCAGTTGCATCAAGAGTAAGAGAACTAGATGTCTATGCGGCAATCTTTCTCCATCCGAAGCCCGCGGACTTGCTATATTCATCGCTACCAACAACCACGCTTAAATCTCTCTCATACCATTGGCAAACACATTTCTTACTATCCATAATGTCTTCGCCATTATAAATTAAGCGTCCAACTAAATTCAAGCTAGATACTTTATCCGTAAAAGCAATACCTTTAGGAGCAGAGATCGTAAGATAATAAGTCGTATCACTTAAATCTTGCATATCAACATATTGAAGAGAAATATCTTTCACAAAAATATTAGCAACAGTTCTATTCTCTTCATCTGTAACTATGCCATTCTTAACAATTTTATCATAGACAAAGTCTTCTTCAAACAGTCTAATAGATTTAAGTCCCATTAAATAGTTCTTCTGCGCCTTAAGGATAATCTACTGTGGAGAGTAGACTGAGAATCCATAAGGATTGCCATTAAAGTTCTAGAGATCTAATCTATACTTTACACTGCTATTATCCTTGGTATAAAACTCAACTTCAATACCATAATTACCTTGATTATGGATATTATGAAACTAAGTTAAGAAAGAGGCTTTCAAGCGAATATATTCATAATTATTAGAGTACTGTTGAAATAACCCGTGATACCCATTCTACTCATATTCTTCGCTATTTTGAAAAATATAAGTAGAACTTCCGGTCTCTCCAACTGGCGTTCCCGCAATTACTCCGTAGCTTTGTGAAGCGTCATAAGCTCCATCATATAATGCATCAAAAGTAGGAGATACTTCAAATACAGAATTAGTTAAATCAGATAACTAAGCGTCAGATAAAGACTTCGCAGTTACTAAAGAAGTAATCAACTTCTTATTAGAAAAATTACCTTCTGGCACCTTGACATAAACCACGTCTTTAATAGAATAGCTTTTATTAGTATCCTCACTAAATGCGGAAAAGATATTACCGTTATATCTAACTTTGTATTCTCCAGCATCTACATCTACAATAGAATAAACGGTAGCTTGGATAGTTTTGTCATATTTTAACTATCTTAGCTTTTCTTCCGTAATAATATCCATAGCTTGCAATAGCTGTTCAGATATATTATTCATGTTTATCTCCTTTCACTCCTTTAATAAGGAGAGCTAAAAAGCTCTCCTTATTAAGTCTTTCTTCTAGCCCACTGTGCCGCATCATTAGTAAGACTAATAAATGCTTCCTCAATTTCAGTGCGGCTAGTCACGTTCGGGAATTCTACTTTATCAATATGAACAGTTTGCTCAATAGAATCTTGAATTGGTGTAGTAGCGATTGGATTGAGCTTCTGACCCATAAGAGTCATTGCCGCGATTGCATTACCGTCAAGAGATTTCTCAATAGACTTAAACAAATCTGTGCCGATAGTTCTTACAGCTTGAACTGCTGCAAGAATATTCTCGGTATCACTTTGATTTAACACCAATTCCTTTTGATGAAGGAAAGCAAGTTTCGCATCATCAAATATACCAGTATATCCACCAGTATTTAAGCCGTAATTCTTCTTGAGATTCTCAAGATGTTTACGCCACTCGTCCTCGGTGTCATACTAACCAACAGCCCAACCTTGTGCGGAATCACCCTTATGGTATCCACCGAACTGCTCTTTTTCATTTGTTAAATCCATATCTTCGCCAGTAATCTTATCGCCACGTTGATTAAGCAATCTATTAAAGGTATCATCACCATAATCAATCCAACCATTGATTAAGCCTTGTTCAATCATAGCCGCATAGTCTGTATTTTTATCATAGCCCTTAGAAGAAGAGCTACCCATACCAGATTTAGACCCGGCGTAACTGGCCTGCGCAGATGCTAAGGCTTGCAGCGCTTCGACCGTGTCCCAGATAGATTGTGCTAACTCTAAATAACCATCAGAAGCATTTTGAGCCGCATCAATCATATTCCACAAAGTATCCTTAGCTTCATCGCCGCGCTCTCTTAATTGATCAGTAGCTTCAGAAACCTTATCAGTTTCTTGCGCCAAGTTATCAAGAGTAGTACCAGTTTCAGAAGCGACATTTTGAACTTTATCCTTATAGTTATCAAAATCTCGTTGCGCTTGATCTAATAACTTGCGGAGTTCGTCCTCAAAATTCGTGGTATTTTGAGTCATGTCGTCAAGATCTTTGGCATAAGTATTATTGAACTTGTCGATAAGATCAGTATTGTTGCCCGCGATTTCTTTTAGCTGTTCACTGTTTTTCATCAAAATGTCGGCAATGCTTTCACCAGAATCGGCTACTAATTGCTTCAATTCTTCTGTGGTAATGCCAGTTAAGTCGGTAATAGTATCGCCTGTGATAATTGCATTATCAATTAAGTTCTTATTACCCGCTTCTGTCATATCAGCGATTGCGTTTTGTTTTTCCTCTTCGAGGTACTTAATCTTCTCGCTATAATACTTATAGATTTCTTGAGCCTATGCTGAACGCTCTTCGTCGGTGAGTGTCATATCAGAATAGATGTCTTTAATCTTATCCTGGCACTCTTTCCAAGTAGAAACAATCTCGCCAGTTACATCAGTTACCTACTGTTTAGCGATATTATACCAATCATTCTCTGCGTCAAGAAGATTTTGCTGAGCATTGGCAATATCATCTTGGTTAGCAGTATATTGGTAGTTCCAGTTACCTTGACTATCTCTTACTAACTGAATTTGATTCTTAGCATTTTGAGCATCTTCAAGAGCCATCTGAGCCTGTAATACTTGATATTTAGCATTGAGAATATCAAGGTCATACTGAGATAGCTTATTACCTTCTCTGCGTTGATTAATTTCCTCTTGGAGAGCTTTTAGTCTTTCCTTGTGCGCAGAATTGGTAGTGTTGTCGATGTCTTGTTGAAGCTTGTTATACCAAGCAGATACTTGATATGCTTCATTTACTTTATCAAAGTACCGTTCATTTTGCTCAATATAATGATCGTACTTATCTTGTAGCAAGTCAAGACCAACACCATTAGATACCGCTTGACCAAATTCATAGACAGCTTTCTCGATTTGCTGGAGATACATATCTTGTGCTGTTTCCATTGCCTCTTGAGCAGAAGATAAATAAGCTTCTTGAGCTTCATTAAATTCTTCTAGATATGCGTCTCTTGCCTTCTTATAAGCATCATAGCGCAAATCGGTTTCATCTCCACCAAGAGAATCGAGTTTCGCTTGCGCTTCCTCTAATCTCTAAGCCGCCTGTTCGTACCAACCTCTTTGCAGTTTAGCGGATGCTAACTGAGCGTTTAGTTTTTCTTGGCTATTTTTCTGGAGACGATTAAATCCTTCCGCGGTCTTATAAGTTACACCTTGTAAAGTATAAAGTTCTTTAATAGTATCTAATACAGAAGTATTATGCTCTAACTGATCAGTAAATGCTGCAAATCTCTCAGAAGCGGCATCAACAGCGTCTGGGACAATATCCTCAATAGAGTTTGCCCATTCTGCAATGGCTTTCGCAGAATCCACAATATTACCTTGCAGACTCTGAATTTCATCCATGATAGCTCGTCTATCCGCATCATCTGTAGTGCTTTCATAAAGCTTTTTAAGAGAATTCCATTCCTCTTGATAGCTAGGCAGTAATGCCGCCTCAGCTTGCGCGCCTCCCGCAGATAATTTAGCACTTTCAAGACCATGGGTTAATGCATCACCAAACATTTCGGCAATTTCTTTAGACAAGTTTCTGACAGCATCTTTCATAGACTTCACGTCTAGAACAATCTCCATCTTAAACTTGATTTCCTCAAGTTTCTTGTCAGCAATAGAACGAGCATTTTCTTGAATATTATCTGTGGTATCACGAACTACATCTAGAGTGCTTTCATATTGCTCAAGCGCTTTCTAGCGCTGTTCAAAGAGTTTCTTCTCTGCATCAAGCTGATTCTTAAGAGCTGTATGCTCTTCTTCGCTTAAAGTCTTACCAGCAACAGCAAGATTATAACGCTCAACTGCAGCATTGTAGAGATTAAGGTTCTCTCTTAATAGATCCTCGTAGTTAGTGATTTCACCATCTGCACCGATTTGCGCGTCTGCAAAATACTTCTTAACTAGGGCAGAGTCTTGAACCAAATAATCTTGTGCTTCTTTCAGCTTTTGATTATAGAGTTCTTGTTGCTTCTCAAGAGCTTTGATTTCATTCTCGTAACCATCAAGAGCATCGGCTCCCCAAGCCCTATCCGTAGTGTTACTCAAATCATCAAGCAAGTCATCTTGTCTCTGGATTTCTCGATTGATCTCGTGGTAGCGGTCTTCAACTTCTTGAAGAGTCTTTAAATCCTCTTTGTCGTAAGTTTTACCCTTACTACCACCTTTAGAACCTCTAATATTATCAGAGCCAATTCTATTGGGGTTGAGAACTCCATTCGGATCAAAATTTGCAGGCTCTTGACCGTAATCGTAAATGCCATTTTGTCCTGAACCAGTACCCTATGAAGATAGATAACTACCGGCTTCAGAAAGGGCGCTTACAAAGTTTGAAATTGAACCTCCGTTATCTTGACCAGATACTGTTAGACCCAAGGTTGGTAATTCAAAAGGTAGTGTTGCCTTACCCTTTAACCAATCTTCAATCTATAACTTGCCCCAAGATTTTACAAAAGGAGTGAAATTTAACTCATAATCAAAATTAGAAATTAAATCTCCTAACGCTGAGATAACGCTGCCGGCTGCCTGAGAGACTGATGTAATTGTGCCTGCACTTTCATGCATGGTAGAATTGATAACTGCACTAGCTAAATCCGCGTTAGTGGACATAGCTTGCATTAATTCTGCTCCGCTAGTATCTAAACCATTTACTAGAGCTAAATTCTCTTCACCAATTCCAGCAAGAATCCTTTTATAAGTTTCATTATTAGTCTACTCTAAATTAATAAGCTGTGAACCTATACTAGAGCACATATCCTAGAATTGCTGTGTCGTAGTATCAAAATTATTGTCAATAGTGAAATCAATAGCACCAAATCTATCAGCATATTGTAGTAAATAATCATAATTATCTACTAAACTATCAACAACTCCGGTCATATCTTCTGCTTGAGCAACTTGCTTCTCCCAAGCATTTAGATTAGCTATATCAGAGATGGCTCGTTCATAGTCTTCTGCGGAAACGGTAGTTCTATCGACGCCTTCTTTAAGTTCCCAGGTGCCATCAGCGTTCTTGGTAATGTTTTTATCAAGCTTACTTTGCGCACTAATTAAGGTTTTAGTTGCTGCAATAGTACCTTTATAGTACGCGTCCATGTTAATAGATCCAGACTTAAATTGCTTATTTAAATCTACCAATCCATCAGCTACAGACCCGGTTGCTGCAACAAGAGTAGCTTCATACAAATCAGTTTGATCAATGTTATCATCAATCTCTTTATTTAACTCTTGGAAACCAGCATCAATATTACTAATTCTAGTATTAATAGCAGAGAAATACTCTTCCGCAGAAATCTTTCCGTCACGATAAGCCTATGCGTTCTCACTTAAAGCCTACGTTCTTTCCTTGAATCTATCAACATCATTTTGATCTGCGAAATTATAATTATCTACCGCATCAGCTTCACTAGCACGGTCAACTAGTTCATCCCACATACTAACATAGTTCTAAACATAGTCAGTATTAACAGCATATTTATCCTTCATAGATTCAATAGTTGCATCAAGAATTTGTTCTTCTTGACGCTCAGAATCTAAGAGAGCTTGTAGAGACTAATTAGTTAACTTATAGGCATCTCCGACCTTAACGATATACTGTGCATAACTTTCATCTGCATTGATTAATTCTTGGACCTAATCCATAGTTAGGTAGCCTTCTTGATCCTTATAAGCCTTTAATGCAGTCTCAAGTGCGCTTTGGCTGGCATTTAAAGTATCAAGCAGATCTTTAAGTTCATCAATACCGCTAACATCGACATTGATATCATTAGTTTTATAATTGTCTAAGAAATCTTTTAATTCTTCAACAGTATCAAAATTATCGAGATTAACAGTAGCTAAGATATTCCAATCCTCGCCAGTTAATTCATCGAAATTAAAATCAGAGAACTTTTCTTCAACAGCGGCCTTAGTTTCATCTACTCTATTATCAAGATAGGTTAAAAACTCATCTACGCTGACGCCTGCGAGCATTAACTCATTCTTAATAGAATCAGAAATTAAACTTGTCGCATCTTCGATATCGCCGTTTGCTAATACATTATAGAGCTAAGTAGATACTTGCTTTACTGCTTGATCATCAAGAATAGGCTCAAGAACAACTTGTTCATACTCGCCATCAGAAGAATAGAGATTCTTGCGGATTGCAGATAATTGCTCTTGCATCGCGGCGATTGTATCTGGATTATAATCAATGACCCCACTAACAATTGCATCAGTGTATGCCTTATAGTTGTCTTCTGCACTTTGAATAGCTTCCGCATTTTTTGTTACCCATTCAGCAGTAATCTGCTCATTATCATCTTTCCACTGTCTATATTCAACTAAATAGTCCTAATAAGCGTCAGAAGTCTTATCCAAGCCTTGAGTAATACTATTGAACCAAGTATCTGCATCTACCCATTCATCTCGATAAGTAGTATATTCAACGCCATTATCATTTCTATTTTCATTCCAAGAACGATATTGCGTCAAATCTGGTCCAGTAGCAATATCACTGGTAGATTTCTTATAATTTTTTGCAATTTCTGTCGCTTGTGCTTTTTGAGCATCTTGAGCAAGCTTTTCTTGCAATTTAATTTGTCTTTCGAGAGATGCTTCTTGCTGTTGGAGCTTTTCAAGCTCTTCTTGTTCAACAATGGTTAAGCTATCTTGACTATTTAATTCATCAATTCTATCTTTAGTAGTCTTTAACTCAGAATTAAGAGACTCTAAAGCTGAAGTTTGTTCTTCATAAGCTTCTGTCGCTTTTTGAATCTTTTCACGAGCTTCATCTGCACTAACATATAAAGCTTGAATAACTTTAACAACAGCATAGATACCAACTACAACTAAACCAATAATTGGCAGTAGAGTATATAATGCAGCGCTAAAAGTTGCTATTCCCGCCGCACCAGTTCCTGCGGCCGCACCAGTTGCCAAGAATTGAATAGCATTTTTTACATTCTCAGTTTTGACGACCTTAGACAAATTAGCAACAAGAGGTAATACCATTGATAAAGAAGTTAAAATCTTAGTAAAAGCATCTACTGCATCTACATCACCAGATAAGATTTCATCAAACGTCTGGAATAGAGAATTAATTCCATTTATTCCAATAGAAATCTAAGAAAGTGTAGTTCCAACTTGTACTAATGTTGCCGCCCAGTCTCTTTGTGCTGGAATACCTCGTTGTAAAAGCGCAATGAACTCTTGTACCTTTTGATTATACTGATCTTGCACATCTTCTCCTGCTATTACAGCAGATTGCAATTGAGACAACTGAGCAATATATTGAGTAACTGTGCGTCTATCCGCACCCATTTCAATCAGTAAATTACCTAATTCTCGAATTTCGGCACCAGTATTTAAAGCCTATGTACCTAAACCTCTAAGATAATTTTCTAATTGCTGAGTAGTCATTTGAGCAGTATTTACATTACTATCATAAACAGCAATTAGCTCACGCAAACTTTGAGCATAATTAGTGCTAGAGGAATCAAGTCTTATAAACTGCTCGTTTACTTGCTGTAATTGAGCGCGTCTTTGAGTGAGTTGATCTAATTGTTGCATAATTTCCTGATAGACTCTATCAAGATTAGAATTTGCTCTTACGTTAATATTGATCTAATAACCAGCAGTATGATTTTGATTCCACGCTCTAATTTCATCTCTTAGTCTAGTTTGCCAATCATCTGTGCCTATACTTACAGAAATAGCATCCTACAATTCGTGAGAAGAACTCTATAATTGACTAATACGATCAATTGTAGCTTGAGTTTCTTGCTTTAAGATATCTAATTTGTATTCTTCATTGCTAATAACTTGTTTCTAATGATCGTCTAATTGATCATATTGTGCGTTAATTTCACCTTGTAAAGAGACTTCTTGTCTTAGCAAATTCAAACGCATAGTTTCCGCAGTATTAGCAGCATAAGTGCTAGACAGATTATTGATAATACTAACTGCTTCGTTCTACAAAGTTCTTGCTCGTTCAGCTTCTTTGCCAGTAATAATTCCCAGGTTTACTGCCATATCTCTCATACCTTGAGCGATTTTATCTCCATAAACCTTATTCATGCCAAGAGCAACAACAGCTAAAACACCTTGTAATCCACCTAATGCATCAATTACATCCGCAGTTCTAGATAGTAATGGAGTCACCATATCATCAACGCCGATATAAAAATCTGGATTGATTAAGCTATCATAGATATCCTCTGCGGCAGCCTTAGTTCTATCTCTAGCAGCCTCCCAAGATTCTGCATAAATCTCAGCCTGCTGCTCTAAAGCGCCATCTGCATTTTGTGCCATAGCTAGGTTTTCTTTGAAGAAATCCCAGTTATCCATCAAAGCAATTAGTTGCGTCCATTGACGCACGCCAGCCACTGTCTCAGCTAATGCAATCTTTTGATCTTGAGCAAGAGTACTCCATCTGCTACCAAGATCATCAAGAATTTCATCCATACCTTTAAGCTCTCCATTAGTATCCTTAATTTGGACACCAACAGTCGCTAGAGCCTAAGAATATTTATTTAAAGTAGTTCCATCATCAAGGGTTTCTCCTTGAGTCAAACCTTGAATACGAGAGAATAAGGTTCTAAATGCAGTACCGACAACGCTAGCACTTTCACGTGTTTGGGCAGTAACAGTAGCAAGAGCAGATGCTGCATATTCGTAGCTTAATCCTACTGTGTTAGCTACAGCTGCAAACTTCTCAATACCCTCAGAGATTTCATCAGAACTAGATGCAGTAGCAGCGCCTAATTTAACCATAACGTCTGCATAATGGTCAAGACTCTAACTTCCATCATAGAAGTTATTCCAAATTGCAGTTAATTGCTGGGAGGCAGTTTCCGCGGTCGTGCCAGCTACATTAGCCATCTTAATCGTGGTTTCTGTACGATCAAGCACCTTTTGATCAGTTAAACCTTGCTGATAATAAATCAGAGAAGCATCAGTGTAGTCAGTAGTAGTTGTACTTAATGCTTTAGCTGCTTTATTTGCCTATTCAGCAAATTTACTCATATCATCTGCGGATTTTTCGCTCACAATACGAATTTCATTTAACGATCTATTTAGATCTTTAGAGTAACCGTAGGCTTGCTCTAATGCACCTACAAACCCATGTAATACACTAGAAGTAAGTTGCCAACGCATTGTATTTTTCATAGTTACCCATAATTGATCAAATAATTTATTTGTACGTCTTAGTGGTAACTCTGCTTGCGTAATTGCTGTAGCAACTTTCAAGAATGCTTGCTCGCCAGTTGGACCAATACTAATTAAATCATTGGCATAACTTTCAAGAGTACGGCCACTTTCAGACAAGCTTTGGTTAAACGTAACTAAGTCAAATTTTCCAGTCTATTGATTAAATGCTTTATTTAAATGGCCGGAAAGTTCTAATGCAGCTTGTGAAGCGTTTCTTAGATCCGTAGTAAGATTTACCTATGAACCAATTCTATTTAATCTACTAAAGGCATCATTTAGTGATGCCTCTAATTTACTAGTATCAGCATCTACGCCAATCGTATAATTTAGACGCTTTGCCATAGTCCTTTTCCTCCTTTAACACCTATATAAACAAAATAAAGGCTCTTGAGAATTAGTATCCTCAAGAGCCTTTTAATTCTCTACTTAATCTGAGAATTTAATTAGATTACTTAATCTTTTCCAACCACATCTTTGATTACGGCTAGAGTCTCTAGATTCTCACCATTCTTAATCTTGTCTAAAATTTCAGTAATCTGTGAATCTAATCCACCTGCATTTGCTGTCATAGCCTGAATAATACCCGCCGCAGAAGAATTATATCTAGCAATATCGCTAACTGTATCATTCACGAGTTCCTTCATAAACTCGATTTCATCCTCTGGAATAGTAGAAATAATCTGGTCAATCACGCCATTCTCTTCTAAAAGGTCGTAAGTCTTAGAAACTTCTGTAATTTGTTTCTCTGTAAAGGTAATATTTGCATACCACTTACATACAGCAATAGAGAAATAAACCTCAATTCTTACCGGACTAAAACAACCTGTCATGTCATCAAGAGCATGATTAACAATAAACTGAATAAATTCCGCTTTTTCATCAACAGGAAGATAATTGCGGATTTCAAGCGTAATATCGTCATTAAGCTGGCAGTTAGTGATAATTTTCTTAGCCTTTAGTCCCAGCTTAGTAAAAGTCATTTTCATAGGTATTAACTCCTTTAACTCATTTATATTTTAATTATACTAGAAAAAAAATCTTTTGTCAAGTTTATTAAAATAAGGATTTTAATATATTTGAGTTTAAACTAGCAGAAATAGTCAATGTATTAATTACATCTCTAACCATCTGGCTACGTACATTAGCGGCTTCAATATCGGGTGCCCATTCTGGCTTACCGTCCGCAGCGACAAAGCTATTATCTATTTTAGAATCAGAGGTAGAGAAACCACGAATCTCAGTTGATAATCCTTTTAAAGTATTTGCGCAAATTCTATTTACAATACTTACAATAGAATAAATCTTGCCATTATACATTAAAAATTGCGCTCTATCTAAGCTGCCGATAGGAGAGCCTCCTGATACTAACTACTCTCCAGAGCCGCTAATCCACTCATTGAAAAAAGACGCGGCAATAGTAGATCGGAGGGCATTATAAGCTTGATAAAATCCGCCTTTACGACCTCCGCCACTTAATCTATGGGCGATAATATTATACGCATATTGCTATCTATCTGGCGGCTCATTCTCTAAAAAAGTTCTTAGCGGAGTTCTGCTAACAATATGAATATTTTTAGACTTAGCAGATTGCCATTTAATTGAAGCATTAGTAGCAATTTCAATAGTAGCTGTAGTACCATTCTATAAAGTGACTCCAAGATTGAACAAGCCATTAGAAATAATATCTACTTTAGCTGTACGACCCGATTGAGCGCCAGCAGCTGTTCCAGATTGTTTAGTTGTAGGGATAGTACCCCTATCCCAAGTTAATTTTCCACCAGACTATGCAATTAAAGAATCAAATGCCTAATCTGCATTATTTGAAATTTCAAATAATACATTCTTCATCATTCGTTCAGCTAAAGGTTCGCCAATAGCTCTAGAAAAGATATTGGCAATTGTAGAGGCAAAACTTTGAGTAGAGACAGAGCCATTAGCAGATAGATTTTTTGCCGCTGTACTTAAATATCCTATAACCTATGATGCAATACCAATCGTATTTAATGACACTAAAGATACAACATCATTATAAGTAGTTTTGCCCTCAAACACTTTCTATAAAGCTGCAAAAGCTCTCAATTCGCTCTTGTTTGGCGTAGCATTTACAAGGTCTAATGCTTGTTTAATATAGTCAAAAAACTTGGAAGCATCATCTACTGGGCCGTTAAGTAGCATAGAATTATACTAGCTAGAAATATTCGTGACAGCTTCTTCATACGAGTCGCCATCTATAACGCTGCTGTACTTCTCCATAAGTAAATTGTTCATGGCGGCGGCTATACTATCAAGAGTCTCTTCCATAAGAGAGCCTTCACTCAAGGCTTTAATAATCTATACGCTAGATTTTGCCGCAGTAGTATCTTGATTCATCTATGCTATTAAAGATTGAGCCTATGCTGTGGATGCAACACTATTAGCTTTCATATCATCAAGAATAAGTTGGGTCTTATATTTATACCAAGCCGCGGCGGGCGCAGCTAAGTGCTATGCTGACTATTGTTTATAGTGGATATAAAAGTGATCGACGTATGCATCAACATCGATCGGCATACTCATGTCACCAAGATTATGTTTCTTTTGATGCATGGATGCGGATTTTGGTATTCTAGCCATATCTCCTTTACCTCCAGATAAAAAGAAAAAGGGAGGACTTAAGTCCTCCCTTAAACTCAGATTAAGTCCTCGTCTTCATCCTCTACAAAGCTCAGTCGCTTAGCAGCAGATTGGGTTCGGACCGGTTCTGTATTTTTTAACTCCGCGTCATGTCCCTCCGGAGTGTTTATTCCCCCACTGCTGTGCAGGGCTTTCTGCTCTCCTCAGATGCAGCGACGTCATCCATAACAACTTGGATAGCAGCAAGAACTTTCTTTGTAAGATCGAACTTGGTATAGCCAGGGAATGCGTCAACCACAAAGCTGAAAGTAGAAGGATCACCGCTAGATGCCATAGAGAAGGTGAAGTTAGACTGAACCTTACCATTAGGAATTACAAATTCCGCAGGCATATCAAGACCAGTATTCTCATCACGGAACAGAGTAGAAGCCTCAATATAGAAGTTCTGACCCTTAATCTCTGGGGTGATTTCGATTAGCATTGTGTTAGAAACCTTTTTGATGTAGTAGTCAACAAGGACAACCTTGCCAACTTCAAGATCCTTATGTCCAGCTGCGCCATCAGCATAGCAGGTAATAGTGGTCTTACCATCGCCATAAACAACAGCGGCAGGAACGCAAGGCTCAACATCAACGGTACCAGAATCGCTTAACACCATGCAGAAGATATCAGCATTAGCATGCTTATAATCAGCTGCGGCACCAGTACCAGGAGTACCAGTAGCAACCCCATTCCAGCAAGCGATTTCTGGAATTACGATAGTGTTCTTAGTGTCTACCTGAACCTGAGAAGTCATGTGAACATAAACAGGCTTGTTTTCAGTAGCTTTTGCTAGACCAGCACCAGAAAGAATAGCCAAGCTTTCTGGACTAATAAGAGCATCTTCCATATTGAAGGTGAGAGTACGCTCGCCTTCCCATGCGATCAAACGAGTGTTACCACGTCCACCAGTTGCATAAACTGTGGTAGAAGCGCCCTCAAGGCTAGAAGTCTTTAGAGAGTCGAAATAAATGACAGGCTCATTCTTATAGAAAGTGCGGCCGCCGAGAGTCATCTTAGACTTAGCACGGAATGCTACGTCGCAAATTTCGCGTACGCCAAATCTCATAGTATATTTCCTCCTTATTTATTGGGATGTAATTCTTTCATCCAAGATTCAACTTGTTTATCGGGCTTCCCGCCCGCAAGTCTAACTTTAAGGTCGGTATCCCATTCAACATAACCCGTATATCTCTCCATTAAATCAAATAATTGAAACATATTTAATGCTCCACATTCACTTAATGAAATAACTTTGGCTACTGTTAAAATAGAAATATAACGAGTTAGAACGCTTTCATTACTTGCTCCTTTCTATTCAGCAACCTTGCGGCGATTCCGCATGATTTTATCCGCGATTTCTTTAGCTCGATCATTGGCAGGATTATAAATAACATTCTCGCCCTAAAACAAACTATTTACGCATAAAACCTAGCGTATTACACTCTAGAAAATAGTAAAGTTACTATCATCTATCATTACTGTTTTAGCGGTCTCACCAACGATAGTAAGAATAATGCTATTCTTAGTAATCATTGCTGTATACTCAGGAAAAAGTAACTTAAGCAAAGTAATCAAAGCAATCTTTTTTTCTTTATCCTACGATTGCTCTAATACTTTCATCAATACTTGAAAATTAGTCAAAGACGCTAAAAGAGTTTCGTCCTATACTAATGACTCTTTCTCTAAACAGATATATTGAACAGCCATAAAAAACTGCTACTCACCCATGTAAGCTATATCTTTAATGGTCGGGACATGGACAGTTAATTGTAATTCAGGAATAGGAATATCAATCCCGGCCATTAAAGCTAGTCTATAGTCAGCCATTTACAGGATTTTTCTAGTCCTCATGACCTCTAACAGCTAGATAGGTCAGAGACACTCCCGCAAATTCTTCGTTATATACATAGGGGGTAGCAGATACAAACTCAAGTTCACCGATGCCGGTTAAGTGAGTTTTATCAAGCATGGCATCTATCTCTCCCGCGACCCTATAAGGGCGTAGCTCAAAGTCGCCTAAATCCCAGTTGTCATAGTGACAAATAATATCAATACCAAATGTATTATCTCGATATTCTGGATTCGAAGCGTTTCTAATGACAGTGCCATAAGTCAATCTAATATAGGTTTTTTCTTTACTATCAATCTTAATCTTTGGGACAGATGAAATCTGGTGACTAGTAAATAGTTCCTTAATCTGTTCTCCGTTTGGTAAAGGTTGAGATTGCCAGTCTCTTGTTTCATAAACTAATAATCTCAAGAGATTAGGATTTGATAGAATACGGTCAATAATAATTGCCGCGTCTTTAGGCATACCCAATAAACTAGACTTGGGGTACTCATATGAATTATGTTTCATGCGCGATCACCTCAATACAATGATTCAACTACAACGACCTTTTCTCTTACATCATTACCCTTTGTCCATTGTAATGTGAATTGACCACTTGTAGTTTTATTCCAAATCACTGTAGCTATCTAATTTCCAGTTACCTGTAAACAGGCAGGTACATTTTCAAGTATCTTCCATTCTCCGTCCGCAATATCGACGGAGTAAGTAGCCGCAATTTTCGGCTTTATAAAAGTCTCACCGATAATCTTGCTATCAGGAGTTGGATTAGTAGGTTCAAAGACCAAACCATCCTTCATCTCTTTCTCAAGGTCATCAGTGGTATCATTCCAGTAATTCTCTTCCGCATTGACTTCGATAATATTTTTCATACTAATCGAATCTGGAGCTTCAACTCTCCAGCACTTCCCCGCAAAGATAAATTCTGAATATCTATCAAAAGCATGAAGTGTCTTTTCATTACGCGGCATAAGAATATTTAAACTTAGATTAGGGGTATCAATTCTCTATTGATTTTTTTGAATAGAGTTGATTTGCGTCTCTACTGGGCCTCGAATGGCTGCATAAGTAGAACACCAATTACCATCCTAATCCTTAAAACGAATCTTATATCTACAGCGTCTTATTTCTCCTCTAAAGTAGGCATCTTCAGTAATTTCTTGAGTATAGATCAGCCAATATGTATTTGTTTTCTTCCATTCAAATACATCACCAGGTTCATAACCATGCTCGTAATCAATAGAAACGATCTTGTCGTCGTAATCCTGCTTTACCTTATCTGGATTGATAAGAGCGCGAATCTCTCCATAAACCCCCATGTCCGCATCTACACCAGAGGGGTCAATCTCAAGCACTTCTGTGTTTCTCTAAACCATCTTAATCGAAGCGGCTTGATAAGAATATAACAAAGCTCTATGTAAAGTGCGTTGTTTATCCTTAATCATGCGATCTTCCTGATGAATACCGCCTTGCCACTCGAATCTCTTCCGCATTAATTCTAAATTAATCATTGCAAATCACCTGGGTTAATAGGTCGATACATCTAAATACAGTCTTTCTATAAATCATAAAATCATTACAAGCATCTGAGGTTAAGCCCTCTAACTTTGATAATAAAATTAATCCTTCTACTTTATCCTTGTAAATATGCACCAAACCAGAAATTTCTTCTAGCATAGTTTTTAGATGTGTCTCCCAATCTTCTCCATTTTCACGCATAGGAATTAACTTCCATAGTTGATTGATAAGTCTCTTCATATCTTGGTCGATAGTACTCATTGGAAAGTTAATATTATACTTATCCATCAAAGGTACTCGTTTCTCTAAGAGTAGACCAGTTAGACTTAATAGAGCCGTTATTATCAATCATCTTTCTGCGTTTATAGAGGCGTTGCATATGATGCGCCTAACGCTCAGCCTCTTTCTTAAGTTCCATTAATTTAGCGAGATGGTTTGCTTGAGAGGTCATTTTGAAATCGCTACCAGAGTATTTCATTCTCGTCTGTTCAACAGACGCCACTTGACGCTGAAGCCAAGTATTATACATTAGTAGCGCAAGAATGTTAATTTCTTCGGAAGTTAAATGGCAATTAAAAGTCTCACCATTCACGTCATAATCATAGAGTGGAAAACGCGGAAATTCAAATCCTGGAATGGCATCAAGTAAGATATTTAGCAAATCTTTCTTGGTATCTTCCTCAGTCCACTCCATATACATATCGTCGGTAATCTTACCGAAGAAACGATTGTATATATCTTCAAAGGGTGTAGGATCCCCTTGAATTGGATACTTTTCATCCATGGGGATTACCTCCCTTATTCTTTAGCCTCCACGGGTTTTTTAATTGTAGTGGTAGAAGAACGACGTCCGGTTGCCGCAGGAGTGCTGATAACCTTTTCGGCCTTCTTCTCGTTCTCGTCAGGCTTCATATTTTCGATAGCTTTGCTCACATCAAAACCAAGCTGGGCTTTAATAGCCTCTCTCTTATCGTAGTCATTTAATGGTTTGCTAACAGCGTACTGTTTGATAAGATCTTTTGTGCCATTAGGAGCAAAATCAAGAGCATCCTTAAATTCATCAATAGAACAAGATTCCATCCAGCTGGGAATCTGTTCCTCAGTCAGATAATACTCTGGTTCTACATCCTTATTAAGTAAATGACGAAGAATTTCATCATCATTAATAAAGAGATAATTATAGATAAGCTCTTTTCCGCCGCCCATCATAGACAGAGAATCTAACTCATCAACCTTGATATGCTTAGTTTCATGAGGAGCGAACTCTCTGCGGACGCCCAATTCGGGGATATTATAAATAACAAAGCCTGCGCTCTTGTTAGTGACATTACACTGGTCTTTCATAATTAAAAACTCCTTTTTCTCAAATAATGAATTAAAGGGGATAGGGATATATCCCTATCCCCTCGAATAGTTTATTGAATTACGTCAAGCTTGCCCTGAAGTTGAGTATCAACGTAAGAGAAGATGTTGTTAGTCATCATAACGCCAACGCCAACCTTGCGGTAGACCTGGATGTCACGAGACCAGTCATCATTGTCATTACGCTCACGAACGTGAGTAGTACCCTCGAAAGCAACCTTAACAGGCTTCTCGCCAGCGCCAGAAGGAATAACCCAAGCATAGCCAGGATCGATTACCTTACGGCTGTTGGTTTCATCCTCAAGAGTCTGAGGAAGAATTACAACACGAACACCCTTATAGTTAGCAAGATAACCGGTGTTCCAACGCTCGTTACGAATCTCGTCAGAGATCCAGCCCTCAGCAGGAACAATCTTTACTGCGAACTCACGAGTGCAGTAAATAGTAGGAGTGCCATAAGCACTTGCGGTAGTAACAAGACGGTCAAGACCAGTCTCATCGAAACCAGCAGCGCTTACACGGTTAGCAGCGGGAAGCTGATCAATTGCGCCCATAAGAGCCTGAGCGATCTCACGATAAATGAGTTCGTCCATGCCATCCATAATGATCTGAGTGAGTTCAGCGAAGTTCACACGACCGTCAAGGAACTCTTCGAAGCCAATCTGAGCGGCTCCGCCGATAGCACTGGTACCAACTTCGAAGCTCTCAGAACCGAGCTTGAAGGTCTCGTATACGCCGGCAAGACCGACACGAGTGATGAACTGCTTAGCGCGAGTCTTACCAGTTCTACGCTTAAAGACGGGGCGATCACCCTGAGCGAATGTCTGAATCTCAGCGAACTGACCATAAGCGTTGATCAGACGATTAGGAACGATATCGTCCATAGTCTGCTCCATGAGAGAGAATACCAAACGCTTATTCTGCTCATAAAGCTCTTCAGTACCAACGAGAGCGTTGAGTTCACTACGAAGAGTCTCGTTCATAGCGCTGTAAGAGAGATTCTCGTTATTATAAGAGAAGTTAGTAGAAGGAGTAGCGTTAGCTACATTCTTCATTAACTGTAGTAAATTAGCCTTATCCATTATTTTAACCCTCCTTTATCAACCAATGCGCTGAACTTTAACGCCAGGCTGTAAGTCAGGCATGGTGTAAACCTTTACAACCACGAACTTAGGATCTTCGTCTCCGCCTGTTGCGGTTTTACCTTCATCCTTAGTCAGATAACCATCAGTATCAATTTTGAGCTGATCGCCAACACTTAGAGAGCCAGCTTCAGCCTTAATTGTATTAGTAGTCCAAATGTCGCCGTTAGGGACAGCGATAACACGAGGAACCATCTTAGTGCCATCTGGCATTAGCTGAGGATAGTTAAAAGTCTCAACTTCCTTCTTGAAAGCAGCGTTGCTACCCTCGCGGACAGCCTCACCAGTATAATCAAGAACGGTCTTAAGATCGGACTTAGTCTGACCGATTGGGCTATAGACACGAGCATTGTAGCGGTCCTTAATCATAGCGAAATCAGCATCAGTCTCGCGATCCTCATAAATCTTTACTTCATTGAAAACCATGCGCCATGGACCTGCACCATCAAAGTCACAGACACCCTTGGCATAATCGTATTTTACGAACTGGCCATTCTCAAGTAGCTCGATGCTTGCCGCTGCGGGAAGCTGAGCGTACACCTGGCCATTGCGCTTAGCGGACATATGGTTAGGTTCAACCTGGCCATATCCGTAAGTTACAAAAGTAGCGTTGCCTAAACGCTTTGCACTCTTAGCCATATTATTTAATCCTCCTTATAGCTTTTTCGCGGTTTCGCGAACTGCCTTAATCCACTCTGGGACATTATCATCAGCGGGATTTTCAAGATTAAACAATCCCTTGGGCTGGTTATCGTCCTGTTCATTGTTGTTATTAAGGTTAAAGTTGACCTTGTTGCGAACACAAATAATAGACAGCTTCGCTTCAATGTCATCTAAAGAATAAGTATCAATATGCTCAACGACATCCTTCTTATCGTCATCGCTTAGCATATAGAAACCATCAATCATGCTCTGCTTCTCCTTACGGTCCGCAGTTAGCTTAAACTCTCTAAGAGAAGCTACCTCTGTCTCAAGGTTACCTTTCTCCTGCTTAAGAGTTTCAAATTCGCCCTGAAGAGTCTCATACTTGCCAAGTAACTTAGTATATTCAGTTACTTCATCAAGATTGTACTTCTTCTTAGGCTCTTCTTTGGTATTATCGGCAGGCTTATTGTCGCCGCCCTTTGTCTTATTATCTTCTGGAGCAGGATTGCCTTCTGGATTCTTCTTGTTTTCGTCCTCAGGCTGCTTCTTTGCTTCGAAGTTAGGATCCTCGGGGGTGCCGAGAGTCTTTTTATTCTCGTCCATAGTCTCGTGAGAGCCTCCTTTATTCAAAGTTTTCTGTAATTCAGTTAGCATAGAGAACATCGTAGTTCTAAGTTCTTCCATGTTCTCTAGGGAGAATTCAGTCTTGAATTGTGCGCCCTCAAAACATGGCTCAACTGATTCTCCGAGAATACAAAGTTTTTCAATCAATGCTTCATTGTAAATGAAAAATCTACTGCCCGAATTATTATCTTTTGCCCAAAAACCTTTTTGAGTTTCTTTATTCAGTTCCATAGACTGATTGTTACCCTGCTCGAACAGTCGCTGAGACTCAGGGTAAGCGCTCGTCCAAATGTAACATTCCGTTACAAGATACTCACGCTCGACACCTTCATCATCAAACTTTTGGAACCAAACTTTTGCGTCCGTAGGGACGAAACCATATGGTTTAGTGGTATCAAGTACCTCGATATTTCCGCCACCCCGCAGAGAAATCTCTTTGTTGTGTCCTTCAAAATCGTTTGTTGCTTGATTAAAATAGCCAACAACAGGAGAGCCTGGTAGCTTTCTGCCCATCTCTGTTGCAACTTTCTTAGTGATAACAGTTCCGTTTCTGTTGGGATTTTGTCCTACATAGCAGACTTTCACCTAACACTTGCTGATTAAAGGAGATATTTCAGTCGCATTGATGAATTCCAATGTGTTAGCAATAGGAATACTAATATGCAAGTTCTATCCCTCCTTATGACATGCTTTCACGGTTAGCAATCGTCTTATCACTCTTTGTTTCATCAGATTTTTCTGGGCGACCAGACTATTTCTGTTCCGTTACTTTAGTTGTGCTTGAACTTGTCTACTTATTCTAAGAGTTATTCTAATCATTCTAATCTTTTTTGACCAAGCTTCCACTCATTGTACTACTCATCATGGGCGGAATCATGATCTCAGATAGATGTAGAACTTCATTTTCAAATGTTAAAGTAGCTAAAATACTAGATTGAGAATGACCAAGAGCAATTTGCGGCAACATCTTAGGATAGCCCATTTGCGCGTGTTCTTTATACAACTTAGCCAATTCCTTATAATTAAATTGCGTTGTCTCTAGCATTGATACTCTAAATTCATAATGACCTTTGCGATTAAACTTTTCTACTATCTTATTCAGCAAATTAGCAAACTGTAAAGGCAGTTCTCTAATACTGGCTTCATCTGTTAAGATAGCATTAGTTACAGCTAAGTTGCCGTCCGCATTGAATAAGTTACGAGAAATACCAGCATTATTAAACACAGTACGTTCGACTTTTTCAAGGTCATCTGTCGTAGTATTGGAATTACTATCCTTGGTATCAATCTTCTCAATATCAGCAAAAGTAGTAAGTACATCCACGCCGACCGCGCGCTTAAGCATCGCGACCGCATTATTATGGATATCTCTTGCTTCATCTACATCGAAGATTAAGTCACCATTCTTATCAAGTGGTAACTTCTGAATAATAATTTTTAATAGCTATTGCATTGTCTTCTATCTATCTAACTCTTGAGCTTGATCAAGATCGATAATGGAAGGAATAACTCCAACAAGAGGTGGAAAACAACTATCGTTTAATCCTAGCTTTACCGAAACTGCGGGATCGAGAGGATACCAGCAGCTTAAATCTCCTGGATAATCCCCCTTAAGCTTGCCTTGTTTATATAAGACATAGCCTTGCTAAACATCCTTGGGGAATGTTTTTAGAATTGCCATTCTCTATTGAATATTAGAAAAATAGGCATCAAAGAACTAAAGGTTTAGTTCTACGATTGGATCAACTCCAGAATAATAGCGATTACGACAATATGAAGCGGGAAGTTTTTGGATACCAAATCTATCTCCAAAATCTACAAAGATGCCATAGTAGACACCATCTTTCATAATATCGAGAGCAATATTTCCGCATAGTCGCTTAACGTCAGATCTATCGAGGTACAATAGTACCTTTGAAAAGTCACCGAGAATCTTATTTTCTTTTTCCTTAGATACATCTGTAAAGTAAGGAGTTACATACCAGTCATATCTATAAAGAGTAGCTAAGTATTTACATAATCTGTAATAAATACCACTAGACTCAAAGAAATATTCAGAAATCTCTCTTAGTGTCTTATAATCATGTCGGTAAATAGCATTGAGAACAAAGCTCTTATCGCCGTAGTTTGGGTTGACCTTCTTGTAAGTGCCAAGATTTACGAGTGCATTATCCACGGTACGAATGCCCACCCGCATTTTAGCATAATCACGTGGAGCCATCTCTTCTTCGCCCATTAAATTAAAGCCTTTATCTCGTATATCTTGTTGTCTGCGCTTAAGCAAGGTTTGTCACCTCCTTAATACCCGGCCTTCTGCATTATATAGTCATACGTTAATATATTTTCATCCGTATATGGAATCTCTATTAAAGTAAGACCTTTCAATGCGCAGAATCTCCTCTTTTGATTATCATTATATTTCTATTGATACAATCCTCTATTGCCGCCAAATTTACTGACTGCTTGATAATGCTATTTTCCTTGATACTCAATCAAGAAATCTAGATTGCCATCGTCATCAAAAACGGCAAAGTCAAAACGTAGAGGACGTCCACTAGGGGCTTTCAATCCCGCGAATTCATACTCTTCTTTAAAGTTAATATCATTCGCTTCTAGGATCTCATGTATCTTAATTTCTCCTCTTGATGCTCGCATAGATTAAATCACATCCTCTATCTATTATTAAAAAATCTAATAGGGCTATTATTTAACTATGCCCACTTAACTAATAAACATAAAATCAGCGAAGCGACCTTTCTTTCTCTTGCGCTTACTATCTTCTTCTTGCTTAATATAATATAGACCGTATTCAAAAGCTGAGAATTTATCCTTTGTAATAGATTTATTAGCTTGCTTCAAGATAATATTAACGCCTTCATTTTCCTCGCGCAAATTCAGCATTTCATCTCGCAGAATAGAAGTATAAGTGAAAGGTTGTAAATATGCCGCTCTCTCTTCTGGTTTCATTGCTTGACCCTTTTTAGTTCCTAACAACTTGTTCTTCGCAATTCTTTCGTCAATTAAGAATTTCACCTTGCCAGCCCGCATCTGCGTCTGTGCATTACTGTGAGCTTCGGTGTTAATTGGCGCATTAGCTTTAATCTCATAAATAACATCATACTCTGTTCTATCGGTTCGATACTTCTTATATTCTCCATCATCGTCATTCTGTACGCCAAAATCTGGGAAGAAATCATCTGTCTCAGGATCAACTTGAGACTTGACCATATAGTCCATTAGACCAGCGCCCAAACCATTACCGTCAATAACAACAGTCTTAGCCTTGAACTAATAATATAACTTTTTAATTTTAATTGCCTAATCTTCAAAGTGTTCGTCATCCATTGTAAACATATTAACTAATGACTTAATTGCAGGTCCCTAAGACTGTGGTGTAACTTTGAAAACGCAAATTACACTTTGACATTTTTTACGTCCAACGTCCACAGACAAGACATAATAAGCTCTATCAGAAGAGCGACCAGAAGCTTCATACTCTGGTTGTTGTAATTTACGATTACGATCAAATACTTCGCCATTAAAGAACGCATCCTCAACCGTACCGCTCCAGCGAGATTCATACTCTCGATCAAAAGAAGCCTCATTGAAGGTGCCATCCTATTTTAGCTCTTGAACAAAGTTTTTACTTTGCAGACCAACTAATACAGGGATACGCCAAGTACCGCCCATAACAATCGCTTTCTCTGGATCAAGAACCATACGAATCAAAAGCTGAATCAATTTATTATACGGGAAGGTGTTCTTCCAGCCCGCGGTAGTGACATAGATTTGACTCTTATTCAAGGTTTCTGCCTCTTGAACAGTGCCATCCATGCACTCACGGTCAATGTTCATTAAAGGAATAAGGACTTCGTTCAAAATAGTGCCATCGACACCAACACATTCCTCAATTAAGCCTCCATGACGACGTTTACCACGAGAACTTTCTCTAGCGGCAACGTTATCAAAGTAAGAACCATTCTTGAAGATATACTTACAATAGTCTTTACCTTCTTGAGTCTTACCTCTTCGCCAGTCAATCTCTCTTTCAAATGCAGGAATCTTCTAGCAAATTTCCTAAACCTTTTCTTTAGCAATACCAGCGGCCTGCTCTTTACCTCCAGAAGTAACAAACAATTTACTTCTTGGATACAAAATACATCTACACATTAGTACCATGATAGACAAGAAAGACTTAGAATAAGCACGCGGGAATACCATGTATACATATTTATAACGCATAGCCGCGCGCAAGAACACTCTTTGATAGAAGAAGAAATTCAATTCCTTCTTACGAGTAGGATCTCCGCCAGTTTGAAGGAAATCAACGAAAATATCAGGATATTCTCTCCAAAAAGCAATATATTGGCGTGCCGCAGGAATGATTGCCCGCACGCGTTCTTCAGATAAACCAATCTTCTTATTTTTATTGGAGAGGTTTAATAAATCAGCTAATGCCATTTACTCCACCTCCCGCAGATATTCCTTATCCTTCTCAGCTTCCTATTGTTTCATTTCTTCAAATTCTTCATAGTCAGCATCAGTTAATACTTTATCTTCTGGATAATCGTAAATCTCATTATCTTCTTCATCGCCACCATCAACGTCAATCTTAGCTTCTCTTTCCTTATCTTGAGCAATAGCTCTAACAGATGCGTCAATCATGTTACCAAGATTCATTTCTTCTGTAACAAGAGAGTAAGTGTAATGTTGAAGGTCTTGTAAAACTTTATCTACCTTATCCATCGGTCCATCGGTGTAATAACGAGGAATAAATCCTTCACGCTCACAAATTGTAACTAATTCACCAATAGAATCTACAAATTCGCCAGATTCAGCTTTATTCTGCGCGGCTGTGAGTTTAGCGCTCTTCATCAAGCTATCATACATCTTGATCATCTTCTGCGCGTCATCGACATCGCCGCAGTCTAGAAGCTAATTAGATTTCAATGAAGTCTTACAAATCATGATAAGAGTATCTTTCATACCCGCTCCTTGAATATCATATGAAGCCATCATATCATTATATAATTGCTCCAATCGCACCCATTCCTCTGGGCGGTATCCTCGACCCCACTTAAGTCTCAACATTACTTTATCTTCCTCAGTAAGTTCATCTGAGAAGTCATCATCGGCTTCTGAAGGATCATAATATTCAGGAGTACCTACAGCTTCTTGTGGCTCAGTTAAAATTTTGGGCTTAGGAGGAGTTCTGTCTGTCGCAAGCTCAGTCTCAATCTCTTCACCAGTCATACCTTGCGCTTTCATTTGGTTAATCTTGCGCATACGCTGCTCTTCTTCAAGAGATTCTGTATCTGCCCAAGAATACTGGCTCCATTGCTTCAGCTTCATCTTCGATAGGTAACGGCCAATAATAGTTAAGCCAGTTACTTTTTTAGGATCTTTACCATATTTCTCTAGCAAAACATCCCATTCTTCTTTAATATAAGGCACATCAATTTCTTGTAAAATCCATTTATATGTTTCTGGATCCCAGTTATC